CTACACTGTCACCGTTACCGTCAGATCCTGCCCGGGCATTGAATCTGTTCCGCTCGCCACCGAGACGATATCGATGTTCAACGTCGCTCCTGCAACCAGCACGGGAAGCCCAAACCCATCCACGGCGTTCGACACGGTCGACCCATTGGGAATCGTTACCTGGCAGAGCGCGGTTTCATTCTGCGTTACGGCCACCACCAGATCTCCGCCCGACGGAGCCACATTGACCGTCGCGAGCACTTCGCCAATCGATCGCGCTGTGTCCACCGTCACCTTCGGCGCCGCGTCGTTTTGCACCGCCACCACGCCCGCCACCTGGAAACAGAACTGCCCGCCTGACAGCGTTCGTAATCCCTCATCCGTCATGCTCGTGTAGCAAGCGTTCTGCACCGGGCCATTTCCGATTTTGTTCGTCATGAACAGCTCGGCTCCGGCAATCCGTGCGTCGGCCAGATCCACGCCGTAGGCATAGGTTCCGCTGGAGGGGCTGCCGAAAAAGCCTTGGGGAAACGGCATCACGTATGTACGCCGGCTCAGCGTGTAAATCGCCGTCCCATTGGTGTGCGCGCTTGCCGTGGAGCTCAGGACCCCACGCGCGATGGTCAAGGTCCCGTCGCTCGCGGGCGCCAGTGAAACCAGCAAAATCTCAGCGTCAATCTGCAACACATCGTCAAGATTGAATGTTCCGCCTGCGGCAGGAGCGCAAGTGCCGGATGTCGCATCCAAAGCCGCTGCCAGTTGACTCGCCGCCGCCCCATTCAGCTCGTTCCAGTAATAAAGAGTCAGAGAGCCCGACGTGATCGTCGTCGTGTTTGTCGGTGTCGCGAACCCGATCCCCGATACCTCCAATCCGCCATGCCCCGTCGCCGCCAGCCCATAAACCGGCGCGGGAGGAACGTCGGAATCCGTCAGGTCTCCGGATCCCAGCCCGAGTTGCCATCGCGTCACCGGTGAATCCTGGTAGCTGCATTCTTCGTTATATGCGTTCGCCGATCGTCCACAAATCTGCACCGTACTGCCGGGCTCTGTCGGAACTTCGAACGTAATCTGATTCGAAGTGGTCGAACCACCTAATGAGTACCCCGCCTGCGACACCGCAAAATGGCTCGTTGCGTCGGGCACCACCGTCCACGGAGCCGTAATCGTGATCAACTGCGCAGTGTTGGACGCGATGATCTGTTCCTGTCCGGCGCCTGTACCCGTTGTGATCCGCACCACCAAACCCGCGTACTCGTTGACTGGCATCTCCAGAGTTGAATTCCCGACCGTCGTTGCCGAGAACTGATCGGCCTGTAACGTGGGTTGTGTCTCCATCCGCCAATAGAAATCGGCATGATCGTAATTCTGGTCCGGCGGAGGCGTTGTCGTACCGGCCAGCCCCGGGTCGCTGAAGGTCGCACTCAGTGCCGCTCCCGTGGCGATCCGGCGCAGCGTCACCGATGTAACTCCCCGGTACACGTTGCAGCTCGCAGTTAGTGAAGAGAGGCTCAGTCCCTGTAAGGTAACTGTGTTCGTGTTAGTCCCGGCCGGAATCGTCGCCGTAACGATAAACGACAGGACCGATTCGCCGCCGTTGGCGTCGACACCGCTGACAGCATAGTAGTAGGTCACGCCACCCGGTAACGTTCCCGCTGTCGTGTTCACTAGGGCCGACAAGCTCACCAAAGGTATTGCCGCCGCCGATCCCGTCGGCTTGCTCGGAGCTACAAATGAGACCGTCAGCAGTGTCGATACCGTGCCATCGCTCAGCGCCTGCTGCAGCTCAGTTACTCCGAAGTCCGTGCTTCCATCGGAGTTGATTACGGTTCCAGACAGTGGATTCGGCAGCCCGCTACCTGCCGACCCTTGTCTCCTCCCCGCGGGCTGCGTGATCGTTGGCGTATCGCTGTACCAGGCGTCGTCGTGGATCTGAGCCGAGATCACCGCTGTCCGAAAATTGACTCCAGGAGCAATCGAAGTGATTCGAAACGGTTGGCGCGTCCAGTCTTCCCGCGCGTAGGTAAGACTGATAATATCTCCCGGCTTGAGTCCGGCGGCTCGCACACTCGTCTGAAACTGTACGTAAGTGTTCCCGTTGACGGCTTTGTTGAGTTCTCGTGTAAGTACGCGCGCCGCCTGGCTAAAGTTAGGAATGCCCAGCGCCTGCAACGTTACTGTAATCTCCTGACCCGTCAGCAGGACGTCGTCCAGATCCGATACGGACAAGCTGTCCTGTTGGTACTCGTTCAACATATCCTGGAACTCGACAGTGAATCGGTTCGGCGTGTCTGCGAGCGACAAAGATGACACCGTCAGGCTGCTGCTGCCATCCGACCGCCGCGCAATCCCCGAGAAAACGGTGTCCCCGAACTCATACGCCGGCCAACCGTCATCAAGTGTCTCAGTCGAGTTGCTTCCAGGCGGCGGCGTTGTCGGCTGTTGATTCGCAATGGTATTTTGCATCACCGCCTGCAGCAGGCCGTTGTCTCCCATCGTCAGAAGAATGCTCGCATTGTTTCCGATGCCTCGCACCAGGTCACCAACGCTACGCCGCCACGTGATGATCAAATTGCACTGGAATCGGGCCACCGTCATCGGATTGCCATTGAGGTCGGTGGCCGGAATCAGCACATCGCACACCGCGGCGGCCTGCGCGAACGAAGGGATGTTGAGATCGGTCGCTTCCCATCCCGCGCGCTGTAGGATGTCCAGCAACACCCACGCGGGATTATTAGTGAATACCGTGCTAAGAAGCGCGCCCGTCGTGTCGTAGGTCGCCAGATGAAGCCCGCGAATCAGGACATCGATCTCCGGCAGCGTTGTCCCATCGCTGATCTGATTAGGAACCACCACCGACAGGTATGCCATGCTCCCGTATGGATCGCCCAGAGGATTTCCTGCGTTATCGACAAAATCCAGATCGAAGGCGCCGTTCCGCGTGCCCGTGCTCACCACGTTGTACCAACCCGTGCCGGTCATGTTTATGTTGGGTTGACCCGCCGGAATTTCGACATCGTTCACGACTACCGTGTCCACGCCATCGATGATGCCGGAACTGAGCAGCACCTCCATGCGGGTGAGATTGCCATCGTTTCTCGCGAACACAATCGGCGGCTGATACCAACCGCGTCCGTACACCAGCGGTACGCAGTCGTTGTAAACCGCGAGGTTGTCAAGAACTGGCGAAAGGTGGCGGCCGCGCTCGCCATAACTTCGCACCATGATCTGCGGCGGAACGAACTCGATGCCGCCAAAGCGACAGGTCACGTTGCCCGAGCTGTCCTGATCGAACATCCCACGCAGTTGGCAATCGCTTCTGCTTAACGCGCAGGTCGTGAATGGCACGGAACCGTTCAGATTCCCCACGCCGCCTGTCAATCCCGCCGAATACCCGCACTCATAGAAAGGCGACGAGACCCCCGCAGTACCCCCGCTTACTGCTTCCTCCATCTGCGCCGAATTGCCAGGGAAAGCCCAGGGGCAGAGGCGTTGTATCCGAACCGCCGGCAGGTAGGACCGCTGCAGGTTCAGCCGATTGACAAAGCTGAGTTGCAGCGTTGTCTCAGTCGCCTGGTTCACCGGATCGGCAGTCCCTCGAAATACGACGATGCTATCCGATGCCGCGGTCGCTGCGGCCAGATCGAAGAACAGGAAGGTCACCACTACTTCGGCGCCCTTCCACCCAACGGTCTGGTCCACTTGAGTCATCACGGCATCGGCGTCGGCAAGCAGTACTCGCAGACTCGCCGTGCTTCCTACCGTGTCGTTGGTGCCGTTCTGAAATTCGAACGCGTTGTGGTCGAGGACTCGTGCCTGGTAAATGTTCCCGCTCCAGGAAACCGCGTGTGTGCTCAGGCTCTGCACACTCCCGTCGCCCAATGTGCAGTCGAACAGGAAAAGCGGAGTGCCCGGCGTCTCTTCTTCTTTGAGTTCATAGACACTTCCACTGGCCATTTGTTCTCTCTTGTGTGGGGCAGCTTGAGCCCATAGCTGCCTGCCTCTTACAACTGACTTACAATCCGCACGCTGCAGCCGAACAGTCCGGCATCGGTTGCCGTGACATTCATCGCGTCCTGATCGAACCTGCTGCTCGTGAACACGCCGCCCGTCGCGGTTGTGCTCTTATAGACACCAGCGGCAGGTTGCGCTTCCACCTGCAGTCCGCACACTTGAACGGTAACTCCAGGCGCGATTGCAAGGCCAAACACCACCTGTGTGCTCGTTCCACCTGTCGCGACAGCCTGCCATCTTTGCCATGTTCCGGTTACGGTGGCTGTAAGCACCGCCGTACCGCCAATTTGAAAAGTGACTTCGGCCGCGCTCATGTCAGTCCGCAGATACGCGCTGAAGCAGTATTGCAACGCTCCCGGCGCATTGCTCGTCTGCGACACAGACTGCAGTGTCGCCGCGCCGTTCGCGATCTGCGTGCCAGCCGTGCCTCCAAACGCATCGCCAACTGAGGTGAGCGCTAGCTGCGGATCTACCGTCCACACCGCTTGCGTGAGTTCGCCGCTCCAGCTCAGCAGGTTTGCGCTGGGGTCCACGAACGTGAAGGTATTGAGCCGCCCCTCTGCGCCCTGAAACAGGCTCTGCAGCGCCTGGACTTCGTCGGCGGTAAGTTCCGAATACTTCAGCGTCCACCCGACCTGTTCAAAGTCCGTGTCGGATATCTGGATCGCACTTCCGTCCGATAACGCGTTCCTTAGCGTCCGATAACCTTCCAGTCGCGCAAGCGGCAACTGCGCAACAGCTCCGCTTTGCAACTGAGGAAAGATCAGCGCCATTAGTTACCGTTCTGCTGTATAGCCACTGTTGTTGTGGAGCGCCCGTTCGCGTCGATTGACGTCTGAATCGAATCCGAAACGAAGGAGCAGTTGTCGTACACGGTCCCGCTTACCGGATCCGTGAAGCTGAAAACTCCATTGATGCCCCGCTGAATGCGAAAGAAAAGCAATGTCGTGTTGCTTTCCCCTTCGTCCAGCAGATTCAAACTCACTGTCCACTTGAGCAATGGCCCTGCATACCGAGGGAATCGCTGCTCCGTCCCGTCGAGGAATTGCACGACGTCGGTGACATACTGCGTCTGAGTTACAAGCGGATACTGTGCCTCGACTCCGGTTTTCAGCAGCGGAAAGCTCGCCATAGTTACAACTCCGACAACACGTCGTTAATCGAATGCGAGTTCAGAATCGCCTGACGAACAGCCGTCGCAATGTCGCTGCTTCGGTCAAGGAACGATCGGCTGTCCATCGCGTTCACCTGCACTGTGACGCCGCTGGCGGCTTGCGATGTCGTCTGCGCCCTGGGAATACCGTTGCTGCCATAATCGCTTCCCGCAAGTTGGCCCCCGGTCGACGTGCCACCGGTCGCGTCCACATTCAGTGATGGCGGCATCGTGAACGTCTCCAGAGACGCTGGCGTATTTGAGCTTCCACCAAACAGGCTTTCGATCCCGCTGATGATCGGCGAAAGCAGTCCGCCTCCGGATAGAAGATCGCCTGCCAGCCCACCCGCGCCTGAAGCAACGCTGCTCAGCAAGCTTTGGCCGCCGGAAACTCCCGACAATACCGTCTCCACGCTTTGAGCCGCGCTCGATGTCTGAGTCTGCTCAAAGGTCGTCAGATTGTTCACGCTGTTTGTCGTGTCCTGCAACGCCTGAACCAGTGCCTGCGTCAGGCTTTCCGTTGTGGAGTTATCGCTCGAACTCTGCCATGGTGCTCCACTCATCGCCTGTACCGCCGCGGATTGTAACTGCTGCTCACCGCCGGATTGACTGGGCATGCGCCTCCTGACTCGCACTCTTCATCTCTGCCTGGGATTCGCTCTCCAGCAGGATGATGGCATCGACCACGCGCGCCGGAAGATCGTGTAGTGACCCGCCGGGGCATCGCTTCCACACGTTAAACTCATCCAGCAGATACTTACTCTCTGCCGTGATAATCGACTTCGGGCACCGCGTCACCCCAACTTGCCGCCGGCCCCACACGATGCGCCCGTTACTCGATTCGGCCTCGCCAACCCACGCGCAATTTCGTCTTCGTTCCAGACCGCTCTTCCTGCACGCGTCGCACTTCCATGCGGCTTGGTTCGTGAATTGAAAGTGGAAGGCGACGATCAGTTTTTTGATTCTTCCGGATTCAGGCCGCACTCGGATCGGATCGAAGTCAGAATCTCTCGGACAATATCCTCCGGTCCTCGCTCCAGCAGAAGTTCGTGCGTCGCGGCCTCTCCGTCGATTAGCAGCCCTGATATTTCCCTCAGCCCCCAGCGCAGGTACATGGCGTCGATCTCGCTTCCAGTGAGACTCGCTTCGATCTTGTCTCCTGCGCTCTGTCCTGCCTCCAGATATTCCGTCTTGCGCCCGATCTCGCGGATGTGCCTCAGTAACTCGCTGCGCCGTCCGAAAGACATCCTGTTAATCGAGTAACTAACTCCGGGATAGCGGACGGATTCCTTGCGCACAACACTCTCGTAGTGAGTTCCGTTACCCGAATGCAACGAACACCTCGTCATTCACCAGACCTTGCGCCTGGCTGCCTTGAAAACGCCACTGTACCCGGTTCTGCGAATCGTCGAAGCTCGGCACCACCAGGGACACGCTCTTCAGATAGATGCCCAGAAGCTGCCCCTGTTGTTCCCCCAGTTGCAGCATTACGCTCGTCGGTGACCATTGGCGGGCCGCCTCATACAAACCCTGCGTCTGTTCATCGTCCATCTGAAAAACGCTGAAATCGATCGTTACCGACCGCAAGCCCGGCGAGATCGCGCGCGCCAGATCCGATCCGAATTCGCGGTTCCGCAAATCCAGTCCGTTGTTGAGCGTTACCTGGGCCGACGTTAACGTGAAGAACTGCAGCGGAGCAGCCCCAATCCAAGCCTCTCCGAGGTAACCAGGGACAACAGTAAACTGCCCTGTTGCCGCAGTCGGCTCAGCGGGGAACGCGCTCAGCCCTCCTTGTGCCGATTGAAAACTCGCGCTGTCGATAAGATCGGCAGCCACTCCGGAGAATTCGAATTGTTGATAATCCCCGTTCCCGACAACACGGGCTTGATTCACGGCCGCACCCGCAACAATCCGATGTACCGCCGTTGCCGGGCTCCAGTAATCGTAGATAGTGGTGCTCTCGAGTTCGGTGGCCGGCGAATACGTAGTTGTTGGCGTTGTCGCAGCGCCCGCGCCCACCGCGCTCGAAAATGACGCGTTGAGCTGAACCGTGTCCGCATCCACCACGCTGGTGACGAACCGTATCTCGCCACCGTATGCGATACCCTGCCCCGCAACCAGCCCATGCGCTGCCGAGAATGCCAGCGTCGTACCCGACGCCGACGACAATGACCCTCCCGGGGATGATTGTGGCCCTCCGCCCAGAGCCGCCTGAAACAGCGCGCCATGCACCGGCGCTTGCGTCTGATCTGCCCAGGCGCTCAGGTAAGTCGTCAGGTTGAACTGGGTCGTACGCCGCACATTGGGCGGATTGCCCGCAAAAGTGCGCGACCCCGTTTTGTCTTTCCGCTGGCCCGTCGCGGTCTTCTGCGTCGCTGTCAGGCTCACCGGCGGTATTCGGTTTGCACTGGTCACCGCGGCCGCAACGCCATAACTACTCTCAAGAGCTACATAGTATCGGTTCTCGCTCGAAGAAACATACGATGACATTCCTGATCCTCGTGTCTTATCTGCTCAATGCCACTGTGAAGCTGACCTTGGCGGCCTGTAGATAGTTGCGGCCGCCGTGCTTGACCTGGTTGTAACTTACGCTGTAGCCCCCGGAGTAGAAAACACCATCGCCCCA